TAGAGTGTTTGTGTAAAATTTTCAAGGTACTATTATAGGGCTTTTGACCCCAACATCATTAATATAATGTAATAAAAACATTCATAAAATGTTTTTCAATAAAATCTATTTCCCAATATTAAAAAACATACCATTACCAATTGAAATATAATTACATTCTTTTACATTAGTCGAAAATAAAGAAGAATCCCTCGAAAATACATCAGGTTTATTCTCTTCATCTGCACATCTCTTAAAGTAAATCCTTTCTAATAAATATAAAGCCATTATTGATTTTAAAGTATTCTCAAGGCTTGCGAAGTGAAAAGTTCCATCCCTTCCGTGTTTTATTTTCTGATAAGCATTCCACCATTTTAATGATTTCGAAGCATTTTTTTCATTCCATCTTGCAAAAGGCTTTATTGAAATATTTCTTATAGTTACTTCTCTATTTACTAAGTCAGGAATGTCATTTAAAAGTATCTTTGCATAGTCAGTAATGCACTTTCGGTCTTTCGAAGCAAATCCACACATTGATTTCATTATAACATCAACTTCCGAACATATTGTTTGAATCTGATTAACAAATTCAAGAGAATAAGTAGAATAATTATTCGTACATACTTCCACATATTGCGTTGCAATTTCAAACTTGCTCTCAAGAACTAAATAGTATCTCCAAAACGTGTCTAAAAATTCATCTGCTTTCATTACAATGCCTCCTTTTATTGTATAATATCATTATACAATAAAAAAAGAAACAAACTTTTATAAGACACTCTACCCTCCACCTAATGAGTGTCGCCCTGCGGATTTCTCCACGCACAATCTTCTATGACTAATCACCGCTTAACCCTGCGGATGGGAGATTTTAGGATCACTTTCCTTTCTGTAATACAGTCACGAACGGAATTACCTGAATCAAGATGCCGGATCTAGGAATCCACGTTCTACTGTGTCCGTTATCACTGTCAGAGGACTGTCCCTCTGCTCCTATTTGATTGTAGTCATACATTGCAAGCTCTCTGATTATGTCATACATGGAGTACATATCGCTATCAATGAATGCCTGCGCATGGTGCACCTGGTAGTTTCTTTTGCGCCTTACCGCCATGTACGCCCCTTTAATCTTTGAGGACAGAAGAGCTCTATCCGAATCCGTATGTATTTCAGAAACAAGTTCTGTCTCTAAATCTTTCTGTAATTCTTTTAAAAGTTCATCCATCCTCGCTCAACTCCTTACGCTTTTGCCGTCACTGTCACACTGCCGGCTTTAACCGCGTGATATGCGCTGTCACACTCAACAACTGTTATAACTTTCCCGGTCGCAGCTGTAATGTCCGTGCTGCCGTCCCAAGCCGACCATGTCTGCACATTCTTTCCTGCTGTCATAGTCTGTGCGGTATCGCCCACCTTGTATTTATAGGAATTTCCAGATGTAAGTGCCGGAGAAACTGTAATCTTCGTGTCCCCAACATTCGTACCGGCTGCAGATTCCACAGTCAGTTCCCCAAGTTCTGCCGGGGTCACATCACTTCCGTTTCCAGATACATGGAATACTCTCCGAGCCATATCATTGTCAGTCGGTATCTCTGTAGACAGGCCAGTGATTTTTGCTGAATACCATTCCGGTCCATGGTCAAGTCCGATCTGACCGAAAATCTGTTTCTTGGTTCCGGCGCCGACCTTTGCCAGTTCTTCAAGGAAGAAGTTTCCCTTTCCAGGAACAATCTGTTCCACAGGCGACATAATAAACGGATCGAACAGCGCAACCGTTCCGGCGGGAAGGTATTTAAGATCTCTCAAATACACATTGCCAAGCGGCGTAAGCACCTTATCAACCGCAATTCCATTAATATCCCGGCCACTTTCCACAATGGTAAGCCCATTTGCTGCGGCATCAGCATTAAGCTGCAGGCGACTGGTTGCATCAAGCCCCAGCACAATGTTAGTGATATCGCCATTGGAATCATGGATACATTTTAGCGCTTCACACAAAAGCATGAACGAAAGTCTCCGGCCATTTGCATCCAACACGTTGGATTCGATTGCTGTCAAAAGGCCCCTTGACCGGTTTGCCACATTGTCATTTGTAGATTTCTGGTAAACGCCGTTCAGGAATGTATATTCAATATCCTGACCGATTTTTGCCATTTTGGCCGCAATTTGAAAATCCTCTTCTGAGATAGGGTTTGCCTGCTGCCCAGCAACATTCAGCCCGTTCAGAGTGCCCATATTAGACATCTTTCCATAAGAAGTACCCACTGTTTCCTGGAAGATCTGTGTTACATTCGTTTTCTGTTCTCTTGTAAGCACAGAAGCATCAGGAGCCGTAAGGGATTGTGATTCTGAAATTTCTGGCTGACTTCCTTCCGCAGTCTCATATTCCTGTCCTGTCACAAACTCTGTATGATTGGTATACTTCCTTCGCTCACCGATCATCGTAGAAAACGGGGTCTTTGTATTACCTTTATTGAACAGCATTCCGCTGAAATTAGGAGTGTTTCCACTCATTGCAAATATATCTGCCATAATAATTCATTCTCCTTTACTGTTTTGGCGCATTAGCTTCTGCCTGCTGGCGAATAAGAGAGGCCGTTAATGCCATGTCACCTGATGCCTGGGCCGCTGCAATCTGCGCTGAATAATCAATCTTCGTATCGTTACCAGAAGGCGGAACCGGCATATCCTTCATCAATTCTGCCTTAATGTTCTTTCTTAATCCTTCTGCAAAAATTTTCTGGTTTGAAAAAACAGTTTCGTTATCACCGTCAACGAACGCTGCTGCGGTTTCTGTAGCTAATTCTTCGCTGTAGCCCATACCCATATATTGCTTAGACATCTCCATGATGGAAAGTTTCCGCTTCATGTCGTTAAATTCTCTGTCTCTCGCCGCCTGCTGTTCTGCGAGTTCATCTGCTTTTCTTTCTTCCGCAGTCTGGTGTTCCTTAAATTTACGTTTCCAATCCGCATTTTCTTTTGCAAGATCGTCTCTGATTTTCTTTTCTTTCTGAAGGGCTGCGTCAAGCGATGATTTAGGAACAAATTTTTCGTTAAACTTAGCCTGGCACTCCTCATCAGACATGCCATCCACATATGCATCACCCAAAATTGTTTTCCAATCCATGTTTATTTCCTCCTTGCGTTTGTTTCGCAGTTCTCTCTGCACTCATATTTGCGATATTTTGGCTTCTCTGCCTATTTTGTTTTGCGATTATTTAAAAAGAGGTTTTCTCTAACCTCGTTATAAAAAGAACACCTATTTTAAAGTGCTCAATCTTACTTACTATTCATCCGATACCGATACCTTTGACGGCTGATCCGTTATGTCCGGCTGCCGCTTCTGGTAAGGATCTGTTTTTTCACCAGAACTTGAATCGTCCTTAAACAAGATACGATCGATTCTTTCCACCGAATCCAGCGTTACCTGCTGCGGATCTGTAAACAATCCAACAGTTTCAATCGCCCGGAGCGGATCAATACCAATATGTATCATTGTTGCCAGCGAATTACATTTTGTTGCCAAATCATAAGTCCTCGACCGAGAGAAGCGAATCTCGATATCAGAAATATTCAACTCCGCGACATCAGAATCCACTTCATCACTTGTTTTGAGGATTTTTAAAATCACGTATGTTTCCTGGCGCTCTGCAGCAGACCATATTTGTTCTTTCTCTTTCGCATCCGTCTCTGCTGCCATCCATCCAGTTGACATATTGGTAGCGCTTCCAGTGCTTCCACCAGAAAGCTCTGAGCGACTTGGGGTATTTGATATATCAAGAATTTGTTGTTTTATATAATCAACCAGCGTTTGGTTTTCGGACTGGTTAAGCACATATTCCAAATATTTTAATGTTGCCTGCCGCCCCTGTTCCGACTTTGTAACAATCATTCCTTCTTCCCGGAGTTTTTTGTATTGTTCCTCATCTATTTCTACATTGTCACCCCAAAGAAGGTTCTGGACATGTTGTGCAATATCATTTACTCTGTCAGAATCTACCGTATTCAATGCATCCATGAGCGGAATCACCCGTTCAAAGCATCCCATTCGATCATAATCGTTAATGTACTCAATAATAGGGATTTCTCCTAGCGTATTAATTTCTTCGACAAACGACTGTTCAAAATTTCTGATAACCCCCATTTCAATTTTGAAATAAGACTTTCGCGTATAACATCCAAAAGTAATGCTGCCATCTCGGTGTGGAAAATAGGTTACTCCCAATACTGGTTCTCGGTAAGCATCGTTGCTATATACCACAAAGGTATTCATTGGATTGAGTACCAGCAGGTCAAATACTGACACACCTGTTTTTATCCGTTTTGGAAGTATCAGACGATATCCAACCCCACATGTTTTTACGTCTTTGGCCAGTTGTAGGTCTTTGGCTGCCCGGCATTCTTCCACCATCATTTCATTGAGGGCCGCTACGCGCATATCCTCTTTTTTGCTTTCATCTGACGCAAACATTTTTTTGATAAAAGAAAAAAGAGCGTTACCGCTCTTAATATCTTTTCTGGCACGCTGGACGTATGTAACCGGGGAGCCAAACTCATAGCCAAGCTTAAATTCAAGGATTTCCGACGCCATATTATCAACGATCTTCTCATTAATTTCTGGTCTAACTTCCTTTTCCCGTTTTAATATTGGTTGATCGCCTTTTGCATAATTAAACAAATACAGCATTTCATTTCGGTTTTTCTCATGAATAAAAAAAGCTTCGCCAAGCACTTCAAGAATATTTGATTTATCTATAACAGATTTATCTGAAAAAATCTGACACCTGCCTCTTAATTCCATTTACTTACCACCTTACCGGAATGTAACTCCGCTGCTTGTCTTTCTTATTCCTAGATTTGTATGCTTGGGCTTCGGCAGAAATTTGAACTCTCCTGTAACGGTATCAAACACATTTGTTCCCCTGCAGTCACAACGCGGACATTTAATCTCACCTTTTCCAACAAATTTTCCAAGCAGGCGGCCACACCCTTTACACCTGATTTCTATGTAGCCATTCATTTTGCCACCAACTTTCTGAAATCAAAAAGCGCCAGCAAGGAATTCTCCAAGTCAGCGCTTCATTTTCTACTATGGTGTATCGCTTGAATACACTTTTTACTAATATCATAATAACATTTTACAAAGTTGCATGTGTTGCAAATTAATGGATTTCTGAAAATATTTCTCCTGACATGGGTATAACATCGAGTCGATTTATTACATTATCTATTTTTCTGGATATAACACTCTTATCATATCCAAGTTCTCGCCCTATCTTTTCTAAAGACCATTCATCTATATACTTTAGCCTAAATATGGTCTGCTCTTCTAAAGTTAAATCATCATTATCGAAAATAAATCGCTCAATATCAAGCTTCATATCTTCATAAAGCTGTTTGTTATTTATCAAATCAAGGGATAATTGTCTAATAGCTTTATTTCGTTCCTCAGATGACTTAACATTTGCACCAGACACAACAAAATGACATTCAACATAAGGAAATACTTTCATAGATCCTTTAACAACCCCATGAGAAGAAGCAAGTGGATGATTTTCAAAGTACCTAAGCCTACGTTCCATGGACTTAATCATACTATCCAGGTACTTATAATTTGCAAAAAATTCTCTTGTTAATAACAATGATGTTTTCCTCCCTATATTCCCAAAGCAGATCTACTATAAATTTGTACCTTCGCCGGTCCCATCAGTTTCATTGCGCACAACTGAGCCATGGAATCTGGCCCATCATCATGCTTTACTTTTCCCTCCATCTTAAAGACAAAAATATTATTCATAAACTTTTGATATGGCTTTGAACGGAATTCCGGTTTTAAATAATACATTTCTCTGATTTCAGGTGCCTTATCAAAAATCCTTGCCCGCTTTCCTAATTTTCCCGGCGTCGGCTTCCCGGTAGAATTCAAACGATACCCATATTTTTTCTTAAGCTCATCTTCAATCCATTCTCTATAATCTGCGGTTTCTTTAGTTTCCTCAAATCTTGCGGCCTGTACTTGGTATTTTAGTATTATGTCAACAATTAATGGCCGCGTCACATACTTATCTCCATTGTCAAATACCACATCAATGATGTAGCCTACTTCATCATACTGCAGACATACAGGTCCGGAAACATAATCTCCACCCCCAAACGCTTCATCTATGGCCATAAAGATTCGGTCTGGCTCCCGATCAGGCAAGTCACTTGGAGCAAAGAAATTCATAGTACCACTGGTAAATAGTGCTCCCTGGCGCTCTATGGGATCCTGCATATACTGTGCATTCCAAGAAGCCATATCATCATTTTCTTCAAATGAAGCGCGCCGCTGCCGGTAATACTCTGTATTATAGCCAACATCATAAGGATAATCAAAGTTACTTTCATCATTTTCATCCAGAGCAGACAAACAGATAACACGATATCGTCTGTTCCTATACTCTAGATTTGTTTCCAACAATGTACGGCGGCGGCCCTGGCAATCACCAAGCGCCCAGCGTGTACCCATATTAATAAGCTTTGCCTTCTGTTTTAAACGAGGCATAAAGTTATTATCAAATTTACCCCAGACAGTTTCCTGCCGTTCTATGCTAATAGCCTCTTCAATACCACTGAATAAATCATCTGCAATACCAAGGCCGTTACAGTCACAAGAACCATTCAGAGTACCATAAATACTTCGGCAAGTATATGTTGGATATGTCTTTTTCCGGTTCAAATGAATAGTTTCATCTTCACCATTTGTAGCTGCGATTCTATTGTTTGGAAAAATTTCAGCATAAGTATATGTCGGATCTGTCATTAACTCTATACAACCATTGTTAAATGCTTTTGTAATCTTATCCGAATACGCTGTATAAAGGTTTGACAATTCAGAATTTCTAGATCCCCACCAAACATATGCGAATTTTACAAGCTGTGTCTTACCCACGCGAGGAGGCATATTGATAAATAGCTCATCTAATTTATCCTCCGCCAGATCCTGGATAGCATCAACTACCTGCTTCAAAACCTTACGTCTAGGAAGATAAAATCGTTCCTTGGCAGGCCTGTTTCTTTCCATGTAGAGAATAAAACTGTCCAAATCATACGGTGCCAGAAAAAGCATAGCTTTCCAATACAGTTCTGCGAAACTAATATTTTTTCTACTGCCAATAGAAGCCCTCTGCTTTACAGTTTTTGCTTCCGAGAGTGCAAGTTCCAAATCATCCTCTCGAATTGCAATACACATATCCATGAGATTGTTAAGATTTTTAAAATCATCCAAATCCAATCTATGTAAAGCCTGTATGATTTTCCTATTTTTTGCGATATCACCCACTTGTCTTCATCTCCTAATGATGACCGACATTCAGTGACGTTCCGCATCAAACATTCTATATCCTCTTTGTCAAATTATCCGCAATTCTAGCGCATTTATTGGCATTCTCACACTTGATTGTGGTTATATACGAACACGCTTTTTCACATAAACCGGGAATCTCTATTTTTTCAACATCGGGTTTAAAATCTCCACAATGCGAACAATAATCTTCCAGTTCTAAACTAAATCCCTCTACCATACCTATTGCTCCATTCTTGTATTCAAATAATCAGTTCCACTATTTTTCAATGCCTCCGCAATTCCGTTCACAAGAGTTGCCATTGACTGTTCAACTGATTTTATCTTTTCAGGGTCGCCGCCACATTGCAACGATAAATACTGTTTCTGCCACGGATCGGCTTTCTCTACTATGATATTATGTATGTCTTTTTGAGTTACCATGGCCCTACCTCACTTACACAAATGTTGCAACAAATAAGATCCCGTACCATAATGTTTCTATTTTACCCTTATCACCAAACAGGAACTTCCAGCCACCATAAATCATCAGTATCAATTTTATCGTCAGGCACAAAATACCAATAACGTCACGTATGACTTCAAACATACTTATTCCTTCCCCTTACCATTGGCAATCCATGCAGTTTGCGCCAATTATTGCAATTTCCATATAGTATTACCGTACTCACTATGCCACACCTCAAAGCATCTTTAAACGCAAACTCATCACGGAACACTATACCGTTATATTCTGCAAAATTTTTCAATGCCTCGCCAGATATATCGATTGATGTATCATACTTACAAGAGCCTAGAAAGAAGTGCGTTCCTTCCACAAAGAACTCTTTTACCATTATTCCGCCTCCGCATTATTCCGCAATTAGCGATTTTAAATCACTTGAACAATATACTCTGTAACATCCAGAATCTATTGATAATAGCAATGTACCGCAAAAAGGTTTTATGGATTCTCCGATAACAAAAAATCTCCGATTTATGATTACGGGAAGTTCAATAAATTTTCCCTTTTCATTACATCCGTATGTATGCGTTTCCGTAATCTCAGAAACCACTTCTAATTCATCTTTGCGGATGATGTCATGGAAAAGTACAGCTTTTTTAACTCCATCCTCAAAATAAGTTTTTGAATACTCACCAGGAAGTGTCCTGTATGTCCTTTGCTTATTTTTCGTGAAAGACATCTATATATCCTCCGCATTTTTGCAGTACACCAGCAAATGCTTCGCGATCTCTTTCAAATCTGCTTTGGAATACCTGTCCGCCGCATATTCATCTGGACAGCCCTCATTGAATGCCTTTTGAAATGGATTTGTTTTATATGTTACTGTTGCCTTTATAAGCATTGTGGCAACGTCAATAGGCTCAAGAGGAAGTTCCTGCTTATTCATCTGCACCTCTTCCAGCTCGGCCTTTAAGCAGTCAATATGAGCCTGCATCTCGTTAATCTGACAATTTTGTTTGTCCATCGCGGACTTCAAAGACTCCTCTGCATGCAGGCAAAACAGAATGTGATTCCGATTAAGTTCCTTTGCCAATGCCACTCCTACTGCAACTCCATTAAAACACGCCACATCTTCCGAATGGTTAATGCAGTCCTCCGCTCTCTTAATCTCCATATCAAAGAAATGTTCTATTTCGTTCATACTGCACCTACTTTCTTTTCTTCCGAAAATGCTTTTCACAATATCCCTTTGAACAATAACCACCGCCAGACAAATCCACGCCCGCAATATAATGTGCTTTTTCTTTTTTGCGGTAATATTTGCAATTTTTATTCGAGCAATCCATGCCGCACCTCCAAATTTTGCGTAAAAAAATACCAACCATCGAATATTGACGGTTGGTAAAATATTTAAAATTTTGTTGACCTCATGATATCTGCTATTCTTTCATCTGTACTCTCTGTGCCATTCTGAATCTTGTTTAACAGTTCATTTATCTTATCTCTTAACTGGCCAACATTTGTTGCAAGATAACCATCTGATTGAGCTCTGCTTAATTCATAAACTCGACCATTTTCCATTTGCCTTAGTTTATTTGCAATATCATTCAATTCATCTTCGTATCGTTCAGAAATCTTATAATCTAATTTTCTATCTTCCATTTAGATTTCTCCTTTCGTAATTTGATACGAAAATTATACCACTTCAACCGCCAATATTCAATTTTCAATGTACAAAATCGGGGAAGTGAGAATCGAACTCACGACAATCCGCTTATAAGACGTATCTTCTACCACTGAATTATTCCCCAATAAGTGCATACAGACAGGGGAGCGTCACATTATGCACTGTTGCGGTTCATTTGCTGATTAATCTCCCGTAGGCCACAGTCACCACCAGCCACAACAAAGGCAACTGGCATAGCAGGAATCGAACCTGCGACATTCCGGTTAACAGCCGGATGTTCTACCACTGAACTATATGCCATCGTTTTGGTGCGTTTCTTAGACAACCACATCCATTCTTCTATCCACCACGCACCTGCCGGACAGTTGCTTTTTCGATGGTTGAATGAAAGCGAAGTACCCGGAATCGAACCGGGACACATGACGCAACCATGCACATCTGCCATTGATGATATACCCCGCATATTGGGAAGTGAAGGAATCGAACCTACGTCTCCGGTGGTATCCTCTCTTGTCCATTCATATGGCAAACTTTGTTTGGATGATCCCGTTGCCCCCGGTGTCTTAACCTCTTGACCAACTCCCCATAACAGGCTTTCGCCCGTTAGCAACAATATTTTTCGTGCTGTGCGTTGCACTATCCGGACTAAGGCAATTCCGGATTCCGCCATCTCATAGTTATCGTCATTGTACAGGCGCCACTGACTATCCGGTTTACAGCATTTCACCGGCAATTCATTGATACTCCCTGCGGAACCGCCATGATAAATCACGCTTCCTTTGGTATGTATCAGCCTGCGGTGCGGAGTCGAACCGCATACTCCCGGGAGTTCCCCGTAGCACTTCCAGTTATGCTATCACGCAGGTATTGAGTCTCAATAGCGGTCTTTCCCGCCGTCAAGATGGAATAGCCCCTCGCAGTTCACCATCTTATGGTCTGCTTCCTTACTGACGGGAACTTAATCCCTTGCCGCCGCAGCATTCGCTATCACGCCGCTCTTTCAGACCTCGTCCACTTTTCGCGCCATACTGCCAGCTACATAAGCGCTATACAGTCCATTCATTTGTACCGCGCTGTGTCTGCATCAGCGCCAGCAGGAACCATAACAATGATTCCAGAAACCTTTTCTCCTTAGGAGATAGGCAATTGAGCGGATGGGATTCGAACCCACAACCAATCCAATCCAGATAGCACCAAGCAATCCCTAATGGGGATATGAGGAATTGAACCACCTCTCTGCGCCGCTCATAAAGAATGGCACGAAACAGTCTATGCGCACTAACTAATCCGAGCATTCAACCGTTTTGAACTGCCTGCGGTATCGGATAACATTATTGCTTCCACCTTTGGCTGCTCCGTATTGGATAGGCCGGGATTTGCACCCAGCATGCCTCAGCTACGATAGGCAAGCGACCCTATGCGTCCACAGGGCGGTAGCACATTTTGTTCGCTTGCGTCGGCTTTTCTGCGTCTACCTGTTCCACCACTATCCAACATCCATTTTATGTCTGCAAGGACTGTGCAGGATTTTTCCAGTATATTCCACAGAACATACTGTTTTTGAAAAATGCCCGTCTTTAGAGCGGACAAACCATGCTACCGGTGACGATCCGACATTAACAGGGGACTGCCCTACATGGTGGAGGTCTACATAATGCAGACAAAGGGGATTATCGGACTTGAACCGATGTACATAGGTTAACAGCTTATCGCTAAGCCTCTCAGCTAAATCCCCACTTTATTATACCTTGAAAACTGCCCCTTTTATGGGATTCCGCCCTCGGGGCAGTTCATAATCTATTCATATAGTATTTTCGCCTATCAGCATTCAACGGCATACATGGCGTTCATATTCTTAGCCGCCTATCATACCGATAGGCTTACGACGGACATCATGCCTCTGGCGCATGCAGTAATAAGGGACGCCATACCCTCCATTAAGCAGCGCTCTTACCTGCTTTACAGGCTTATTTTTTATGAATTTAATCCATTCGATTAATTCGAACAGAATAATTCCGTTTATTGTGATAATCATTCAAACTTCAACCCTTCAAGCTTTTTAATTTGTTTCTGAAGAGATGCTATTTTCTTAAGACGCATTTCTTCGGCCTTTTTCACCGCATTATCTCTGCTAGTATGCCAATCATTTCCATAAAACCACACATCATTATACTTCTCATTATTAAATTCTATTGAATTTTCAGATATAATGCGCCCTTCACCCTCAATAATTCCATTCGTTAGTGCATATTTTGTAACCCATACTTTCATATATCACCTCATTATAGCAACAGAACTTGCTAAGAATAAAAACACCAATAATATGAGAATATATATCGGTTTTCCTTTTTTATGTTCAATAAATGCTATAGTATGCAAAATCCTAATGCTATTTGTAATATAGTTCTAAACAAACCTCCCACACCCCTTTTTATGATTTTATCTGCCGGCGTTCTATTGTTTGATTGGAAAATCTTTTTTGTTTTAAAAATATTTATGGGACCAATTTCGCTCATGGGGGTGCTTTCCACCCAGACCCCCGCCCCCGGTCAAGAAGCTGCCAGAATAAAAGATTTGCCAGCTTTTTCGGCCTGTTTTTCAAGTTCGCAAATGTATTATTTTACGAACTTTGCCGTATTTACGGGGCTTAAGTACACATATATAGCGTAATAGGCACGGTATTGCGTAAATAATGACATTATACAGGCCGTCAGACTATGAAATCAATCCAAATCAACCGGAATGTCAGCTTCTATCTGTTCTGGTGTGCGTTCTGGTGTCACCTTATGGACCGGTGCTATATTGATATCCTGCTCATCTTTCATTCCATAGTAGTTCTTCGCTCTGAACATGAAAAGGACCGGATTATCGTACCCTTCTATGGCCGCCTGCTCGTCAAATTCAGCGATAAATTGTTTCGCTTTTTTAATTATTGTGGAACACGAAGAACCTAATTGCGCGTCCCGTGAGCCGCTTTCCCAGTCATTGAGTGTCGCATATACTGTGCCAAGAGCAGACGCAAGGCCGCGTATAGTAGGACGTAATCCGATATCCGCACAGTCATAGAAATATTGGTCAATAAGTAGCTCCATCTCTTCCACGCTGTCAAATTTCGCAATACCTCTACGATTCTGAAGTCGGTAAAGCTTATTGAATAACTCAGCTTTCTGTTTTGCCCGTTCCGGATCCGAATCCTTAACAGACATTATTACAGGGTTGCTATTACGTACCCAACTTTTTTTCTTGGCCTCTACTATTTCTTTTCCTGTTTCTGCCAGTTCAGACTTGGCAATGTTATCTATACTCATATTTTTACCTTCCGATATCAAAAAAAGCCATCAAAGCAGATTATCTCTAATCATACTTTAATGGCTCACCGAGCTTCTGGGCTCTGCATGGAGCAGCGATATAAAATCCTGTACATCATGCAGCTATGTAATTATTTAACTGGATTATAAGACATATATGATAAATATGCAAGCGGAAATTTTCCGTTACCGGGATGATACGTGTTGCCAGAGAAACCATAAAAACCTCAATTGCACTAAAAAACTAAAATCGAAATGACACAGCAGCAAAGCGCGCGCGTGCGTGAGGATAAAAATTTTTTTAGAAATTAGTTCTTTAGATCATAATGGGATTTATTAAAGAAAAACCCGCATATTTACTGAATTCTTTCCTGAACTAAAAAAAATCAAAATTGAGATTGCGAACTAAAAATATTAGTCCAAACGGGGTTTTCTGCCAGTAAACATATGTTCTGTTTTTTCTGGGATTCTCTTTTTGACCTCATTTTCTCACTTTTCAATAGTTCTTTTTAGTCCGCATACTTTTTGCATTAACTTTTTTAAAGATTTTTCGGCTGGCTGTTTCAGACATCCTAATTGTTTTCTTGGCAACGTTCTGTAAATATTTGGTTTGAGTCTGCGTTCCTGGAAAAGCACAGCCGCATGCCTTAATTATATTAAGCAGGTCCACCTTGGTTATTTGCATTTCATAACGCTTGTTATATACGTATGCACCTGCCTCCAAGCAAATGTAAAGCTCATCATTTTCCAGAGTTCCGAGACATATTCCGGTTAGATTGCCAGTGTCATACCCTTTTATATAAGCTTCTCTTTCTATAATGCTTTCCGCGATAGAAAGTATAAAATCCGTATATACTTTTTTCTGGATTTTCTTTATCTCATTTTTATATGTTGTTTTCATTAGTTTCTCCTTCTGATCAGAAAAGCCCCTGTATATCTCAACAGGGGCCAACCAGCGCAATTACCAATCAATTGCATCATGCGGAATTGTGCCATTCTCCGCAATGCTTTTGTTTGCCCGCTCAATGGCGGCTACTTCATCCGGAAGCGCTACATCTTCCGGAATAAACCTTACAACCACGTTGTAAATTGTATCTATATCTTCTTCCGGGATTAACTCAATCAATCCCTTTAATGTCTCTCTGCTCATCATTTACACCTCCTAAATCCTCTTGTATGCCTGCCCTCTCGGCAAAACATCTTTTATAGTTATTATATCATTTTGGATGGAATATAAAACCCTCAGATCTCCAACCCGTAGCCGATAATCGATTTTATATCCCTGTAGCTTTTTTACATCTCCATCCGGCAACTTTTCGATGGCACTTTTCAGCCGTTGCCGTGTCGGCTTGTCCTGCGACTGTATGTGCTTTGCGGCTTCCTTTTCATACCTTATCTGCATCCCGGTATCTCCTTTCATTTGATACCTTAATTATAGTCTATTACCGTGTACATGTCAACAGTCTATTATCATGTATTTTATTTATTTTTATATTCCATAATGTCCCCAGGCTGACAATTAAGCAACCGGCATAAATTGCATATAACCTCACATGTCACATTTTCATTTTTTGTTAGCTTTGCAACTGTATTAGAATGTACTCCATTATTTTTAAGCCATTGCTTATTTAAGTCTTTTTTGCTCATTAAAACCCACAATCTTGTGAAATCTATATACCCATTCTCTCCATAATTTGCCACTTCTGTCACCCTCTTTCCTTAAATATAGGATAATAGATTTTTTTATTTTCGTCAACGTCTATTTTCTTGTATCTTTTTCACAAATTCCGTCAGTTTTATACGTCTATTTTCGTGTACTATTATGTATTTACTTTTCGTATATTATCGTGTATTATAATCTTAACAACAGAACAAAGCACACCAAGGGAAAGGCGGTAAATATGCTGACATTGAAAATCAAGTATGAGAACGGTGAAGTTAGGCACACGAGAATAAATACAACAGAGCAGGGCGCAAAAGAATATTACATTGGAAAAATCTTTAACATTGGAATTGTATCCGATAATTTGCAAAAATGTGTTGATATTGAGGTTTTAGAGGATGACAACAAGCCACGTATTAACAATATGTGTACCAACTGCAGTAAACTCGGTAACGATTGCAAGGGTACAACTTGCCAAACGTGGACGGACTGCATTTATAAAACAGCAAAGATAAAATATGGCGGCTCTGTCGCCCCTCTAATGCAGCCGCAGCCGGTCCGAAGCCCGGAAGATGCAGACGGGAGAAAAAACTAGGAGGAACCGACATGACATACTACAGATTTACAAACAGCGACAACGTTTTGAGTGCATGGGGACATGCAATGTTCGCGGCCGACGAAACTATGGTGTCCGGCTATGGCTCTAATGAGTACGTTTATAGCGGTCTCAACGGCGTTGACATTACGGCCCTTTATCCCGCAATTGCTAGAGAGTGGGGAAAAAGCGCTGATTACGGCCTGTTACCTGATGGATATGAGGACATGGACCCCATGACCGCCTGTAAAATGTTTAACCCGTCAGACATCGTAATGTCGGCGGAGGCATGGGACAGCGCCGAACTGCTTACCTGGTTTTGTGAGCATATCGCGATCCCCCAGGATATCAAAGCAGTGATTACTGACGATGGAGCAATCCTGTTTGATGCAGCCCTTGCGGTGCTGTCTGATCAGCGGCAGGCGGCCGAAAAACATTACCTGGCGGAGACCAGGAGAAAGAAGGGAACATGAGAAAAGAAAAATTGTTAGAAAAAAAGAGAGAGATAATCAGCGGTATGCCGTGGTATGTGGCCAACCAAATAATGGATGATGACATCAAATTGTTCTCGGTGCCTCAGTTATGTGCACTCTGTGAGATTTTACAGCGTGCCGAAAATCACATGGAAAAATCCAGCCCATTTTACACGTTATCCGCTCTGGAGGTTTTGCAGAAGTAAACAGGGCAGATTGCTTATTTCGATCCCGCCGGAACCGTCCGGGAGGAAACGAAAGAAGAAATTTTAAATGGCGCTGCCTGTCAGATCTATAAGCATTATGTGGATAAATACCAAGCATAAGCCCACCCGGCGGGAGTTCCGGGAGAAAGAAGGATTTATGAAAACTTTAAAAAAGTATGATAGCTTTAATCACCGCCGCTATGGCAACCCGTGGGTTGCTATCGTATCCAAGGACGGCAAGATTGATTTTAACCGCAAAGTCGGTGGATATACCGGCGCTGGAATCACCTACCGTATTATGACCGCTTTTGACGCGGCCAGACTTGCAGAACATGAAAAATGCGTTGCGGATGCTGCCGAAGCTTTCTGGCAGGAAGAACACGCGCGGAGGACGGCAAAAGCGGCAGCCGTTTAACTGCCGCTTTTTATGTGTTTTTTATTCTTCAGGGGCGTTCACCGTGAACCACCCTGGATCTGGACTCGGCTTGTATATGGCTTCCACTCTCCCGTTTTAAGCCTTAATTCAACTACTTTATTTTTGACTCGCTGGAAAAACCCAGCCGGAAGGAAGGTACGGTTATTACTCATACACCATATTATATAAGCACGGTACAGCCCGGCATCGTCCTGTTTTTCCACTATGTAATCCTGGATAAATTCTGCTGCCAGTTGTTTATCTTCTATATTGCCTCCTTTAAATTCAGGAAGTAAGCGCACCATTTCAGTTCTGGTCTGTTTTTCCACATGTTCCATCAACTCACTTGCTTTAAAATATGTGTTTACCAGTCTTCTTTGTACTTCCCAAGATAAATCATCTGTAAACGGCTTTACAACCATCAAATAGCCGCTTTCTGTTAAAACCGTCAAACCTCTATTTGGAATATCTCCAAAATTTTCTAAAGTGTCTTTAATGGACTTTTGATTTTCTAATGTCCGTTTAATGGACATTAGAAATTCTGATTTTGTTATAATAAAATAATCAACATCTTTTATAAATCTTTTTCTATTTCGCGCAAATGCCTTTCTTGCCGTTCCCTCTGGTCTCTGGTGCGCTGCATCAATATCTTTAAAAGATACAACTCTTTGACCTTGCCAAGTTTTCACGGCTGGCATATTCTCGGCTTCTTGAATCTGCGATTGTTCCATTTGGTTATCTCCTGCTCTTTTCCTATCAATCATTTATTAGTGCCTCCTTTCCTAATAAGCAAACTTTGATTACGGATTCCATCTGGTGGAATCGTTCAATATATCGTGCTGTAAATTCAATCCCCTTTTTGCCTTGGAATTTATGAGCTAAAAACTCGCAACCTTTTCTTGTGCAGTTGTAACATCTATTTTCTTTTCTGCTTCCGTCTTTATATGTAGATTCAACAAAAAAACACTCACGCCTAAATAGGCGTCAGTTCTCAATCCATAATATTTCCCCTTTCTTAACGGGCTCCATTTGGCGCCGGTTTAAACATACAAAGAAGTCTCTCGGCTGTAAGTTCAGCCGTCCTAAAACTTCTATTTCAGGAATATATTCTTACGTCTTTTATAATTGCATATTTACAATATCTTGGCATTTTCTTACAGAGATTTTAAAACATTCAACTCTTTCTCCATTTATACTCTTCTTTGGCTCACTACCAACCGGGCATTTGGGTATAGTTCCCGATTCCATAAGATAGTGGCGTAATTCGTACAGTTTCAACGATTGCGAACTATATAGATTATAGATATCAACTGATTCCCGGCTTGATAAATACAGGTAATCATTATCGTAAACGCCTATTATATGGCGTGATGTTACCTTACGACCTTTGGAAGGTACAATTGCATATTCACAGCTTGTTAAAGCCATTTTAACGGCATCCAGAAAACTTTTTGATATCCTGCCTTCTTCTGTTTCCATTAGCTCTACAACACGCGCTAAACGCTTATTATCCTCTTTGTAGCGCTTCCTGCTTTCATGCTCTTCAAGATAATCATTATGCAACCGTTGGTTGTCTTCTCTGATTGTTGCAAGTAAGTTTCGCGTATATATCAACTGTTTTTGTTGATCATCTATTACCGCTCGAAGCTGTTTCACACTGCTATACATAATACAATATATTTTGTCAATAAATTCTTCTGCTTTGGGCTGATGGCTCCAACGACATATTTCAATAACTCCTCTAAAAGAATACATAATAATATCTCTGTATACGATTCTATTTCCCTCAACTCCCCCCAGATTGGGGGTAGTTGAAAATTTGTCTAATATATTACGATGTCTTGAATGAATTTTATCTATTGCTTTTTGTGGGTTAGCGTAACCCAATGCCTCTCCAATTTCAATCCGGCTCAAAAAATACTCCTGATTCTGCCCAAAAACATTTATTTCTACATCATTAAAACATTCTTTCGCAACCAATTCCATGTACATTCCTCCAGGCTAACCCAAATTGAACCACTTTTTAAATTTAACTCCTGACTCTTTTCTTAACGACTCCAAAGCTGGTCATAATAAAAACATACATCCTGTCGATTAATCCTTTTTAATACGCTCTAGTTTTTCATCTACAGCAGAAACAATAAAACCATTAACACTTTCACCTGTATTTATTGTTGCTTTTGCAATCTCTTCTTTTTTCCCTTTAGGAAGCCTTAATGTCATTTTATCAATATTATTTTTTTCGTAGTTTTTTATAGCTCGTTTTTGTGCTTCGCTCGCCAATTTATCCACCTCCAGATATTTGTATAGTTATAAGATAGCATATAATTAATCTCAGATGAAACAATAACGCTGTTTAAACTGTAAAATGTTGTGTCGTAGGCTCTTGTAAGCATACCCGTCAATTTGACGGGTATGCTAATACAGGTGTGCTCCAAATCTTTTTTTAATTCCTGACTCTTTCTTGACGGATTCCAAAATTAATCGGTAGAAATTTTATTTATTTTCCAATAATATTTTCAAATCCAACTCCAATGCGTTGGCGATCTCTTGCATTTCTTTTTCTGAAAAGTTATCACGTTTCATTTTTGCCGATAGGTTTTGTTGACTTGTCCCAATCATAGTAGCTAAATCTTTTGCTGTTATTTCCTTTTCTATAAGCTTAATTTTCAATAACTTAGTAAACATTTCTCGTTTCCTTTCTTTTTCTTCTTAAAAAAGTATACAATAATTTAATTAATAAATCAACTAAAAAGTTGTTGACAACAATCTAATTGTTGATTATAATACAATTATAGAGTTGTTTGAAACAAATTTAAAGTTGTTGGCAAGAAAGGAGCCCTAACATGAATGAATTTTTAAATATGATTTACGAAAGCTGGCGGAAATCAGAAGCGGCTGATAACGAAATTGATTGGGGAGATTATAACGAAGTTGTAGAGAGGATTTATAACTTTCTGAATAAAGACATTGCCATGGAACTTGAAACCTCAATTAACAGAAGGGTTTGGGAAGTGCAGAAAAATGCTTTTATCGCAGGTTTTACATATGCCGCAAAATGCCTTTCAAACGGCGAAATCAAAATATAACCATAAAAAAGGAGGCATTACCATGTATACCCTATACGACAGAGTAACCCAGAGGACCAGCGGCAGCTACAAAACATTTTCTACTGCAGCTAAAGCTAAAGACCGAAAGGACCTTGAATATGGCGCCTGCCGGTACGTTGTAAAAAGAAAAGAGGACTGACGAAATGGGAAAAGAATTGTTTGCATTACAGGACGGCAACGAAATCTTATATGTTATTTGTATTTACCGTGGTCACATTTTTCGACGTTATCCTGATGGCAAAATCGAGTCGTCTGATGATCAGGAGCGGAAAATTGCTGTCAAATACAACTAAGCAGAAAGGAAAACAAAAATGAAAAGGTATGATGTCTATATTGCAGGTGGAGAAAAACTTAAAAGTATTTATGCGCCCTGCATCACAAAAGCGTGCAAGTCATTCATTGGAATCTTAGATAAGCATGCAAAGTATAGATTGCAGAACAAAGTATATGCTTCTATATCCTATGTTGATAATTATTCGATTTGTAGCGATTTTGTAATTATGCAAGCGTAATTCAAGCCGTTGGAGCACCGCCGGTTCGATTCCGGAGGCGGCTTTTTCTTGCGGGGCATCCACCCACGTATAAGTCCCCGCAGATGTTTCACCCGGCCCTAAAGTTGCACCGGGTTATCAAACGCAAGTAGCCGCACAATGTGAGACTGGCCCCGACGGGATAAGCGGCTGAAAAGCGAGGGCAGACGCGGCGGGAACCGCTGTAAACAATCCCAAAGGCTCAGGACCGGAGACGCCTTATAATTGCACCGGCAGTGTGTCAGGCCCGGACACATGACAATGACAGGGCAAGCGGAAGCCTTACCGCATAATCAGGCATTAAGTACCCGCTCCTATCTGTACCCGCTGGCAGATGGATGCGGGCCGGTAACTCATTGACCACGTAACCCTCCGCCGGAGTCAGGCGGCGCTTAAAGGTTGGGCGACACCATTCCGGCATACCGGCAGTACAACACCCTATCAGCCACGGAGCGGGACATGGACGGGTGCGCGCTTAAGGTATGCAAAACCCGGCCGGGACCATAAAAGCACTAGGGAGGTAATACCATGGGCAGATACACTACACGCATTATAACGGACAGAGAGTATAACGCAATCATAACAACTATTAAAACTGGATTTGTTGGCATAGACGGAGTTACAAGGGAGCCGAACATTCCCATAGCCACGGCGCTTGTTCTGGAGGCCAACCTGGGAATCCGAATCAATGACGTTCTGCATTTGACGTTGTCCAATATCATCAAAGACGGCGATCACTGGCGCCTGGATATTGCTGAAGAAAAGACAGGCAAAAATAGAACTTATATCGTTCCTCAGGCAATATATAACTACATTACGGACTATTGCCATGATACCGGCATCTGTCCACAGCGCCATATATTCCAGTTTGGTGAGCGGCAGGTGCAGAAGCATCTGAAAGCTGCCTGTGACTATTTGGGGCTGGAAAATGTTTCAACACACAGTTTCCGAAAGTATGTTGGCAATTCTATCTATGAGGCATCCGACCATGATATAGAGCTTGTACGCGATTTTTACCAGCACTCTTCTGTTGCCGTTACTCAGCGCTATCTTAAGCGTAGTAGCACGCAATTGGAAAAGGCTATTGCAAAGCATGTCAAGTTGTTGTAAGGTTGTAATAAGCCATATTTTGCGATTTTACTAATGTTTACGTTTTTATGGACAACTGACCATGTTGTGTAATTCTTTGCGTGTTTAGCCAATATAGAGCGTTACCGTGCTATATTTATACATGTGTGTAGCGATATAGCTATGATATGTCACGCTTTCGCACTTTAATTATTTATAGTATTTTTCCACTTCTAAGTCTATGGATCCTCCTAAAATCTGGCCCATTTTTTTCTTATCTTGAAAAAAAAATATAAATCCCCAAATGTAGATCCTGGGGGGGGTATGAAAAAAGTTTACCTATAAATCTTGTATATTCAAAAAAAGCCACTAAAATATGTCACTAAAACTCGATACTACTACTCATTTTATATAAATTTTGTATAATTAATGCTACTTTATTACTTCCCAATATTTGGGCTAAACATTCTTTAAAGTCTTCCTGTGTATTAAGTAAAAATTCAGTTTCTAGCCCCAATTCTTTTGCAATTCCTTTTTCAAGTGAGATACCGACTGGGTAGAACATAATCCCATGATACAGAAAAAATATCCTATACTTATATTTAGGTGTATTATTAGCTGTCAAATAGAACTCATATACAATTTGTTCATCTTCTGACTCTTCACCAAGAACCTCCTGTACATCAAAGCTTTTACCCATCATCATATCTAGAGTAGTTTCAGACATGAGTTTCATACTTGACATAGTACTGTAACTCCTATATTCTCCTTCGTATTCAGTTATTCGTGCAATAACCTTTCCTTTTGTCAAATTAGATAACTCTTTACATTGATTAGCTACAATCTCTCTTGGAGTCTCAATAGAATCCTGTTTAATATTAAATTTCCACATTCCTGCTTCCATACTACTCCTCCTTCATACTGAAAAATATTGGTAGGTGATCACTTATTTCTTTTCTTTTTGGTATCCCTTTACTCGACAAAAGAGATTTGTTACATACAGAAGTAATAATTTTTATGGACGATTTATCTAAAAATCGTATAGCATCTGAACTAAAAAGAGCTTGATCAAAGATATTCCAGTACATATCTATGGCCCCACCACTATCATAATAACACGTACCATTGATATCTCCAAAATCACCCAAAAAATTCCACATTGGGTTATAATAGATATTTTTTTCTTTTCTATATACCCGTCTACTACCCTTTTTCTGAACAATATCAGAACTTGGGATTGAATGCATTGCTATAGCATCTATCATACATCCTTCATATGGATTAGCATTAAAATCACCTACAATAACAATATTGTTATGTGTTACCTCCCTTAGTGCCCCCTCCAACTCTAATATAAAGTTATTCATCACAAATATTTGATCATTACTAGCACTGTTCCTTTTACTTGGAAAATGAACTCCTGCCAAAATCATTTCATAGTTTGTCATTTCTACATTATAAACTACAAAATGTTCGTTATCCCGAATTAGTTCATGAACAAATTTTGATTGAACAATTATTTTAACTCTTGATTTCTGTATTGTTTTCCAACTTTTGAAATCACCACCAATTACAGATATTTTATCGCACAAATTACTTAAATCAAAATCATATTCAGCTAAAATTACAATATCACAGTTATATACCTTTACCAAATCAATAATGTAGCTGTCTATAACTTCCTTTTTTTCAGAATCATAGTTCTTCTTATTGTCTTTCCCAATTTGTGTATTCCAAAACAAGATATTTATCATATCTATATCCTTCTTTAGTGTTTTATCAGATTATAACATACTAAAGATATTTTTCATACCATTATACATTTATCACACATTTATTCAAGCAATGCATGCCTTATGCACATGCCGTAGCTGTCCCGGCGTCTGCGCTGCATAATACCCCTTGGTCACCGTAGTAGTACTATGGCCCAACATATCTGCAATATCATCCAAGCTCACTCCGTGCTGCCGCAAACTTGACGCCATTGTCTTGCGCATCAGGTGTGGATATACCCGGCGCCGCATCTCCGCATGCTCCCTAATGCCTTGCATCAAGTCACGGAAGGCGCATTCGTGGATTGGCAAGTGCGGGGCCTTGAGGCTCACAAACAGATAAGGGCTGTCATCCCTCCGGCTATCCAGGTAGCGCTTAATGTGTACCTTGGCTGCATCATCCAGGTATACTTCGCGGTACTCCCTGTCCTTGTGCCCGTAAATCATAAGTGTCCCAGAAACAAAATCTATGTCAGCTATCTTGACGTCCGGCACCTCACCCACTCTGGCGCCGGTTGAGAGCAGGAATTCTAACACTGCCCTCTCACGCTTGCCTTTTGCGGTGTCCTGGTCACAGGCCGCGCGCAGCTCCTCAACCTCCACGCCCTGAAGAAAGTCTATCGGCTTGCGCGGTACCTTCCTCTTCGGGATGTTCTCGACCGGATTTTGTGAGATAAAATTGCATCTACGCAGCCAGGTGAATACGGCCGACAGATATTGCCTCTCGTTATTGACACTCTGCGGGCTATTTGTCTTGAGTTTGCCACGGGAAAACTCATTAAGATAGTACTCTATATCCGTCGGCACCACATTGCGCAGGTTTTTATGCACCACATCCAGAAACATCCGGGCAGCCCTCATATACTGGTCAACAGTCTTGCCGCTCAGGTCCCGCTTTTGCATGTTGAGTCTGATGGAATCCAGCATATATTGGTTATCATCCAAATCCGTACTCAGTGCGGTCTCCATGCGGACCACCTCAACGCTGTACATCACAGCCAGAAGCACCTGTTCCAGCACGCGGAGCTGTTCCCGGTTGATTACTTCCTGCATACGCAGTAATACGTCATTGATAAGCTGTTCCTTCATAGATTTTGCCTCCTTTAAGTTGCTTAAAGGCCGCAAAAATGCTATAATACCTTTAAGCAATAGCGCGGCGGTAGAAGCATCTTGGCGGGTGGTCTACCGCTATTTTCTGTTCATTTTTCTTTCCATTTTCCGGAAAAATATATTGACCTTATGCGCATAAAGGTTTACAATGAAATTGTATCGAACATGAGTTCTGTCGCATTAAGGGAGGCAACCCTGTGGCAGGACTCTTTTTTTGTTTTAACTCATCAGCTCGTCCTCATACCGCATCCTGATGCAAGCGGCAAAGGCCAGTATGTACCCCGCTGCGATAATGCAGCAGCCTATAACTACTATCGTTTTAATAATCATTTCTATGCTCCTTTAATCGTATCTCCACCGTGTTCCAGCGCTCTCCGCAGACTTTACACCTGCGGCGCCGAACCTCGCGCTTGAGGCTCGGCCGGAACCGGATATCAATAACTTCGCTGTTGGTACTTCCGCAGGAAGGACACTGGCAACCTTCTGCATACTTCATACGCTCTCGCCTTCCTTGCTATGCAACCTTTTTGCGTACTCAATAAGATATTCGTAGGCCAAAGAAGCTTCATCTGATAATTCAATCTCCAAATCCTCGGGAAAGTCGTCCAGTGTCATCCTGACTTCCCTTATTGTAATTTTTTCCATACTTTCCATTCCCTCCTTGTTTTCTAATGCATATAGCTATTGTAATTATAGCATATTGCACAGATTGTTTTTCGGGATGCCAGCTAAATTTCAGTTTAACCGGCTAATCCGCTTTTTTAGGACACCATGCAGGGGATGTTTTAA